CGGGTACTCCCTATTTGGAAACGACGCTAATTAGCAGCTCGATCCAATTAAAAGTAAATTTTACAATCTCAGCCGCCGTCGCGTACAACAATAACGCGGGCGCTCTCGATAATCTCGAGAAGCTAGTCATACAGATTCTCGCGGCTATTCCGTCGGGATATATCGTCGGCGACGTATCGCGTCCGTCGATTATTGCGTTAGGTTCGAGTAATTTACTTATTTCGGATATTGACGTGTCCACTTACTACAAGCAAGAAAACTAGGAGACAAAATGCCAACAACAATCGTAACAGGGCGCGATATTACTTTCACTATTAACGGTGATACTTATGACGCTCAAGCAACAGCTGCGACTCTCACAATCGAGTCAACTATCAACACTTACCAAACACTAGACGGTAAGGCTTATTTCACTACTGATACTCAGGGAACTTTCGACGTCGAAATGCTTGCCGATTGGCCAGCTGGCGGATCGCTGTGCGCTTCACTATGGAACGCCGCCGATTCAGCACCTAACACACCATTATCGGTCGTGTTTACAGCTGCGAGCGGATCAGTATTTAACTTCGACGTTCAGCCAATCTTTCCGAGCGCTGGCGGCACAGCTCCAGACGCTCAGACAGTATCGCTCAGCTTTACTTGCGTAACCACACCAACACTATAAAGAAATGAGATCGGGAGCATGAAGTTACAAATACATATCGAAACGACCGACGGTCAGACAGTTACCACCACAGCGCAACCACCAGAGTTCGCAAAGTGGGAACAAAAAACTGGTTACACAATTCAACAGGCTCAGGAAAAGATCGGTATATCCGACTTAATGTTTCTAGCATGGAACGCCCTAAAGCGTGAGGCAGCTGGTAAGCCAGTCAAACCTTATGAAGTATGGTGCGAAATGGTGGTCGATATTACGGTCGGAGATACTGAAAGCCCAAAAGCCACAGCCGAGGAAGCCTAAGCTACTTAATCGTAGAGCTGTCGATCGCGACAGGGATTCCGATGAGTGAGTGGGTGGACGCGGCGGACATATTGACAGCGCTCGAGATATTGGAGAAACGAAATGGCGGAAAGTAAGGAAGTCGTCCAGTACGACAAAGCCGAACTTCGCGCTATTACCGGAGCCTTTAAAGCGATGGACGATGAAGCCATCTCTCAAGCTAAAGAGCAATCGAGTGCGTTAGCTGATTATTTAAAAGGCAAGATTACGTCGGCTGCTGGGTCGCTTAACTCATCGCCTGTCGCAAGTCGAATTGCCGAGGGTTCAAAGGTAAGTAAGTCGTCTAAGATTGGCGAGATTTCGTTTGGTTTTGCTGGACAGAAATTTAGTGGCGGCGCGACTACTCGCGATTTATGGGGTGGCTCAGAATTTGGATCAAATAAATATAAGCAATTCCCAATCTGGTCAGGATCGACGGGGCGCGGATCAACTGGTTATTTTATTTACCCAACGCTTCGAGCTGAGCAAAGCTACTTAATCGCTGAGTGGGAAAAGGCTTTCACATCTATCGTTAAGAGGTTTGACTAATGGCTGAAGGATCAAGAACGCTTAAGCTCTCGATACTTGCGGACGTCGATAATCTTAAAAAAGGATTGACGGAAGCCAATACCGAGACAGAGGGCTTCGGAACTAAGTTAGGCGATTTTAGCAAGAAGGCTGGAGCTGCGTTCGCTGTCGCTGGCGCTGCTGCGCTTGCCTACGCTGGCGTGTTGCTAGTCGATGGCGTTAAGTCAGCGATCGAGGACGAAGCGGCACAGGCTAAGTTAGCCACTACTTTAACTAACGTAACTGGAGCAACCGACGCAACTATTGCGGCAACCGAGTCATGGATTACTCAGCAAGGCTTAGCATTAGGCATAACAGACGATGAACTTCGTCCAGCGTTAGAGCGGTTAGTTCGCTCGACTGGCGACGTCGAGGAAGCGCAAAAATTAGCGAGTTTAGCATTTGATATTTCGGCTGGTACTGGCAAGTCACTCGAAGCTGTATCAAACGCGTTAGGTAAAGCGGTCGATGGCAACACAGCAAGTTTAGGCAAATTAGGAATCGGTATTGACGCAGCCGATCTTAAAACGATGAGTTTTGACGAAGTAACCGCAGCGCTTGCGGAAACTTTTGGTGGACAAGCTACCGAAAAAGCCGAGACATTTGCTGGCAAGATGGACAGACTTAAACTCGCATTTAGTGAGGGTCAAGAGACCGTCGGTTCGTTCGTATTAGACGCAATTACTCCGATGGTTACTTTATTCGTCGATAAAGTAATTCCTACACTAGGCACACTAGCGAGTGAAATTGGCACAACACTTCAGCCAGTATTTGAAACTTTAGGTACATTTTTTAAAGATACGTTTCTACCGGGCTTGACCGCGCTTTACGATTACATAAACAAATATGTCGTACCAATATTTAAAGCCACTTTAACACCAGTAATTCAAGGCGTTAAAAATATATTTACCGCAATCGGTACAGCTGTATCTGATAACACAGGATTTTTTAAGTTACTAGGCGCTGGATTAACAGCGTTTTTAGTTATTGCTAAACCTTTTGCGACGTTTATAGGTACAACTTTTAAAATCGCATTTTCAGGCGTCGCGCTAATTATTGACGGCGTAAGCAAAGCAATTCAAGGCGTGGTCGCTGGAATTAACGGAGCAATTAGTGCGGTCAATTTACTAATTTCAGCATATAACATTGTTAACAATTTAAAGCCCGGATCAAAAGATTTGCCGAAAATTCCTAAACTAGCTAAAGGTGGCATGGTAAACGCTAATAGCCCGTACATCGTGGGCGAAGTAGGGCCAGAGCTGTTTGTGCCATCATCGGGCGGTCGCATAGTTCCAAATAACAAGCTAGGCGGCGGTGGCGGAAATATTTACATAAACGTATCTGGCGCAATCGACCAAGAGGGCACAGCTCGACAGATCGTTAACGTTCTAAATAACAGCTTCTACCGCGGCACTAATGGCGCAAATGCGCTGGCGTTCTAATGACAGTATTTAACCCAGTCTGGCGCGTAAAGATTCAAGGCGTCGAATACACGACTTACACGCTGGCAAATCTAACCATTTCAAGCGGTCGGAATAACATTTACCAACAGGCTCAGGCTGGCTATTGTAATTTAGAGCTGCTAAACCTTACTCAGGCAATCGTCAACATAAACATAAACGATTCAGTCTCGATCGAGTTACAAGATTCGACTAACACTTACGTTCCTATTTTTGGCGGCACAGTCGTCGATTTCGGCGTTGAGATTATTACAGCTGGCAGCGTAGGCATAAATCAGGTGCTAAAGATAACCGCGCTCGGTGCGCTAAGCCGCTTGCCTAAAGCTCTTACCGACGGCATATTGTCAAAGGATTTTGACGGCGATCAAATCTGGGAAGTCTTACAAGATTTACTATTAAATAATTGGGGCGAAGTTCCCGCAGCTGAACAATGGCAAGATTACAATCCAAGCGAAACGTGGGCGACAGCTGCTAACGTGGGATTAGGTCAGATCGATCGTCCAGGCAATTATGAGCTAGACGCCAGATCGTCGGATCGCACCGACGTTTATTCGCTAGTTTCAGCTCTCGCAACGTCTGGTCTAGGTTACATTTATGAGGACGCCAGCGGGCTTATTAGCTACGCCTCATCTACACATCGTTCCGTCTATCTAGCCACGAACGGCTACACAGATTTAACAGCCAATCACGCGCTATATAACGGGCTTAAGATCGAGACTCGAGCTGGCGACGTTCGTAATGACATAACCTTAAAATATAAGGCTAACGGGTCTAGTGAAGTAAGTGCCGAGGATATTCCGTCAATCGAGACTTACGGTCGTTTAGCCCAAATCATTAACACCACACTCGACAAAGCAACAGACGCACAAGACCAAGCCGATTTTTACTTGACGCTTCGAGCAACGCCGCAAGCGAACTTCACGTCGATCACTTACCAGCTTACAAACCCAGAGCTAGACGATCAAGATCGCGATTCGCTCATAAACGTATTTATGGGCTTGCCACTACGAATTAGCGACTTACCAGCAAATATGGCGTCGGGTACTTTCCTAGGATTTGTTGAGGGCTGGTCGTTTAAGGCTGCTTATAACGAAATTGCCATAACGCTAAATCTTTCGCCACTAAGTTATTCGCTTCAAGCTATGAAGTGGCAAGACGTTTCCATCGCGGAATCGTGGAATACTATATCCGGGGCACTAACGTGGGAAACCGCGCTGGTCGTGGCATAAGGAGAATAAATGACAAACCCAACGAGTAACTTCGGCTGGCAAATGCCAACGCCGACGGATTTGGTAACTGATTTACCAGCTGATTTTGAAGTATTTGGTCAGGCTGTCGATACTTCGATGGCTGATCTAAAAGGCGGCACTACCGGGCAAATCCTGTCTAAGGCTACAAATGCCGATATGGATTTCACATGGATAACTAATGACGTCGGCGACATAACAGCCGTTAACGTAACTAGCCCGATTACAGGCGGCGGCAGCTCTGGCGCTGTGACTATTGCTATTCAAGACGCAACGACAAGCGTTAAAGGTGCTGTACAACTTAGCGACTCAACATCGACAACTTCAAGTATTCTTGCGTCAACACCAACCGCTACAAAATCAGCTTACGATTTAGCGGCTTCGGCTTATGCTTCTGGATTTACTAACAACTATTTTGCTGGCAAAAATAAAATTATTAACGGTGACTTTAACGTCAATCAAAGAGCTTTCACTACCAGTACAACGGCACAATATATTTACGATCGTTGGCTTACAAATATGTCTGACGGCACAGTAACTTTTTCCGCGCAAACTTTCACATTAGGTGCTGCGCCTGTTGCTGGTTATGAAGGCAAAAATTACTTACGCTGCGTAACAACTGGTCAAACTCTTACAACTGCTAGAGCAAATGTCACACAAAGAATTGAAAGTGTAAGAACATTTGCTGGACAAACTGTAACAGTTTCTTTTTGGGCAAAAGCCAATACTGGAACGCCTGAAATTGGTTTTCAAGTACAGCAAATTTTTGGCACAGGTGGCAGCCCATCAGCTTCGGTAAATGTATCTAATAAAGTAACTATTTCAACATCGTGGGCAAGATATTCATTAACCTTTAGTGTGCCAAGTATTTCTGGTAAAACTCTGGGAACTAATAATGACGACTTTTTAAATACGCAATTTTGGTTTAGTGGCGGTAGTAGTTTTACGGCATTATCTGGCGGTATTGGAATTCAGAGCAATACATTTGAAATTTGGGGAGTACAAGTAGAAGCTGGCTCAACTGCCTCACCTTTCCAAACTGCCAGCGGTTCAATCGGTGGAGAATTGGCGTTATGCCAGCGTTATTACTG